CGTTAACTCCATTTGCATAATACTGTTTTTTTATATCAAAGTTTATTATAATAAAGGTATGAATACAAAAGCTGTTAAGGTCGCTGGACTCTCCAATGATACTATTTTAGATATTAGTATGGCGCTAATAAACGACATGGGGTTAAACAAAACCGACAACAAGTACTTGATTAAGCTTCATAAGGATAGTGACCAGATTTTATTAGATTTGTTGAGTGACGGTAATACTTTAAAAACTTTGTCTTTAGCTATTGCTTCGGGGCCATTAATACTGAATACGGAAGCAATGAAAGTAATTAATGCTCAGGCTGAGAAGATGTTTCGTGAAGATACTATCTACGGTATTAAGGACAGTACAGGAGCAGACCGTATTATTGGCTCAATTCAAAATAGCTATGATGGCAATGATTTTTTTCCGGGTGTCATTAAAAAGGCAACTGCTTATTGGTTTAAGTTTGCTACTAGTCAAATGTTTTTTAATGGAAATAAACGGACTGCGTTGATGTCGGGCCTTTATTTCTTAGCTGTGAATGGCTTTTCTTGGCCTAATATTAATGGCAATGAGCTTTATTCAATAACTGTTGCGGTTGCGAATAAAGACATAAGCCAGTCGGAGCTTGAATCTTATATTAGAGGGGAAACTGGCCTTCAATATTTTTCTACGCC